CCCTTAAGCAAGTTAAGGATGTTGTAAATGCTAAGGCTTCTGCGCCTGACGCTCCTGCAACTTCTGCAACTCCTGTTGCTACCCCTGGTCAAGGTGGTGGTATGAAGGAAGAAGTTGAAGAGGAAGAGGGTGAGGAAATCGTCGCAGAAGAAGGCGAAGAAGAAGAAGTTTCTGAAGTAGAAGAGGCTGAAGAGGAAGAGGTTGTTGAAGAGGATGTAGATTCCATCATTGACGAGGATGTAAATGCTCTCCTCTCTGGCGAAGAAGAACTTTCTGAAGAATTCAGAGAGAAAGCAAAACTAGTATTTGAAGCTGCTCTTCACGCTAAGACAAAAGAAATTCAATCTGCTCTAGAAGAGCACTATGCTGCTGCTCTCGCAGAAGAGATTGAAGAGATCAAACTAGAACTAACCGAAAGAGTTGACTCATACCTTGAGTATGTTGCTTCCGAATGGTTAGAAGAGAATGCTCTCGCAGTTGAAAGTGGTCTCAAAACTGAGATCACCGAGTCCTTCATCGCTGGTATGAAGGGTCTTTTTGAAGAACATTATGTATCAATGCCTGAAGAGAAATATGATGTGCTAGAGAGCATGGTAGAAAAACTTGATGAAATGGAGACAAAACTCAACGAGCAAATTCAAAGAAATGTTGCTCTAAATGCTAAACTTGCAGAATCTGCCGCTGACAGAATTCTGAACCAAGTTTCAGAGGGTCTCGCACTTTCCCAAAAGGATAAGCTTGCAAGCCTCGCTGAAAGTGTTGAGTTTGAGAGTGAGAATGACTATTACCAGAAGCTGGTAACTCTTAGGGAGTCATACTTCCCAAGAAACGCTGGTATTCCAGCAAACGAAACGGAAAATCTATCAGAAGAAGCGAATTTCCAGGAAGTGAATCATTCACCTTCTATGGACGCTTATCTACGCGCGCTTTCCAACGTTGCTAAGAAGTGATTTTTAGATAATACTCAAACCGCAGTTTAACAACACTTTTAACAGAGGTATTAAAAACAAATGGACGGAATTAATTCACAAATGTTAATGGAGAAGTGGGCTCCAGTTCTAGACTTCGATGGTCTAGGCGACATCAAAGATTCCCACAGACGTGCAGTTACTGCACAACTTCTAGAGAACCAAGAGAGAGAACTCCGCGAGTCTGCTGAGTTCCTTGGCGAAGCTTCCCCAACCAACTCTGCTGGTACTGGTGGTTTCTCTGGTTCCGCTACTGCTGGTGGTCCAGTTGCTGGTTTCGACCCAGTTCTAATCAGCCTCATTCGTCGTGCAATGCCTAACCTCATTGCTTATGACATCTGTGGCGTTCAACCAATGAGTGGTCCTACTGGACTCATCTTCGCAATGCGTTCCCGTTATGATTCTCAGTCTGGTACTGAGACCTTCTTCGACGAAGTAGATACCACCTTCTCTGGCCAGAACAACAGCCGCAACCTTTCCAACGGATTCTCCGATGGTCTCGTTGGTTTCGGTACAACCAACCAGGATGGAACCAATCCTAATGTTCTCAACCCAGTTGGAACCGCAACAACCAACCCATCACCATATAACGTTGGTCAGGGTATGACCACTGGTGATTCTGAGGCTCTTGGAGATGCCGCTGCTAATGCTTTCAACCAGATGGCATTCAGCATCGAGAAGGTTACCGTAACTGCTAAGTCACGCGCCCTCAAGGCTGAGTACTCCCTAGAGCTCGCTCAAGACCTCAAGGCAATCCACGGTCTAAACGCAGAAGCAGAACTTGCTAACATTCTCTCTACTGAGATCCTCGCTGAAATCAACAGAGAAGTTATCAGAACCATCTATAAGGTTGCTGAGCAAGGTGCTGCTGTTAACACTGCTACCGCTGGTGTATTCGACCTCGACGTTGACTCCAATGGTCGTTGGTCCGTTGAGAAGTTCAAGGGTCTACTCTTCCAGATCGAGAGAGATGCAAACGCTATCGCTCAGAGAACTCGTAGAGGAAAGGGCAACACCATCATCTGCTCTGCAGACGTTGCTTCCGCTCTAACCATGGCTGGTGTACTTGATTACACCCCTGCACTCAACGCTAACCTCAATGTTGATGACACTGGTAACACCTTCGCTGGTGTTCTCCAAGGTAAGTATCGTGTATACATTGACCCATATGCTGCTAACGTTGCTGCTGATCAGTACTACGTTGTAGGTTATAAGGGTTCTAGCGCATATGACGCTGGTATCTTCTACTGCCCATATGTTCCTCTCCAGATGGTTCGTGCCGTCGGTCAGGACACCTTCCAACCAAAAATTGGCTTCAAGACCCGTTATGGTATTGTTGCCAACCCATTTGCAGAAGGAACCGATCAGGGACTCGGAAGACTCCGCCTCAATGCAAACCGCTACTACAGAAGAGTCAAGGTTTCCAACCTCATGTGATCCATTTCACAACTCTTCAAATCAAGGGTCCGAAAGGACCCTTTTTTATTGCAAATAAATAAAAATAAAAACAATGGCTGGTGCTTTTGACAAACAAATTGCAAATAGAAATTTCCTTACTCCATTAGGATTCAAGTTTAATCTTGCGAGGGCACCTAAGGCAGATTTCTTTTCCAAGTCAGCAAATATTCCTGGAATTAATTTAGGAGTTGCTATTCAACCAACATATCTAAAGGATATTCCAATTCCAGGAGATAAACTTGTATTTGACGACTTTAGACTTACTTTTAATATTGATGAAAATTTGGAAAATTATAATGTAATTCAAAGTTGGATGAGAGGACTAGGTTATCCAGAAAGTGTTTATGAATACTCGGAATGGAAACAAAGTGATCCAAATAATCCAACACAAGATCCAAATGTCTCAGATGGAACTTTAATTGTATATAATAGTAATTTTCAACCATCATCATTGGTAAAATTTCAGGGAATGTTCCCAACATCTCTTTCTGATATTGATTTTGATGCCACTATGCAAGATGTGCAGTATGCGGTGGCTACAGTAACTTTTAAGTATGTTCTTTATAAAATTTCCAACTATGAACCTGGATGAAATTCAAACACTTTGGGAAGAAGATTCCAAAATTGATGAAGATAATCTTCATGTAGAATCTGTAAAAATTCCAAGTCTTCATGCAAAATATTATAAGATCTTTAACAATATTCTGACTCTTAAGAAAGCTCAGGAAAATAAGTATAAGATTTTAAAGAAAGAAAAGTGGCAATACTATACAGGTAGAGCCGAACCAGAAGTTTATATTGAAAAACCTTTTGATCATAAGGTACTTAAACCAGATTTAGATAAGTATCTAGATGCTGATGAGGATTTAATTAAGTGTCAAACTAAGATTGAATACTATCAGATGATGTTGAATTATCTGGAGAGCATTCTTAAAACTATATTAAATAGAACATATCAGCTGAAAAATGCGATTGAGTGGCAGAAATTTATTAGAGGATATGACTGATATTGTAATTGCGAAAAAGAATGAAGTATTTCTGAAGATAGAAGCAGAACCTCATATCTATCAGGAACTTTCGGAACACTTTACTTTTGATGTACCTGGAGCAAAATTTATGCCCCAGTACAGGAGTAAATATTGGGATGGTAAGATTCGTCTGTTCTCAACACACACTGGAGAAATCTATGTCGGTCTTCTTGATAAGGTAGTTTCTTGGGCAAAAAAGTGGGACTATCAAGTAGAGTTTAAAAATAACAAATTCTATGGAACTCCTTTAGAAGAAAATGAAATGATCTCTTATGAAGGGATCAAAGATTACATGACTCGCATCTCTAAACATAAACCAAGAGATTATCAAGTTGATGCAGTTTATGATGCACTCAGATATAATCGTAAACTTTTAATTTCACCCACTGCATCAGGTAAGTCATTAATGATTTACTCTATTGTCAGATACTTTGCAGAAAGAGATCAAAAGATCCTCCTAGTGGTCCCTACAACCTCCCTGGTTGAACAGATGTTCAAAGACTTCCAGGACTACGGATGGAACGCAGAGGACTATTGCCACCGCATCTACAGTGGTCGTGAGAAGACAAATGAGTTTCCAGTGGTCATTACTACTTGGCAGTCTATCTATAAACTTCCTAGAAATTTTTATGATGCATTTGATGTAGTCATTGGTGATGAAGCTCATCAATTCAAATCCAAATCTTTAGTCGGAATCATGACTAAACTGGATAATACAAAATATAGGTTCGGTTTTACGGGTACTCTTGATGGTACTCAAACGCATAAATGGGTATTAGAGGGTTTATTTGGCCCGTCTTATAAAGTCACTCAAACTAAAGAGTTAATTGATAAAGGACATCTTTCTAAACTTCAAATTAAAATTATTATTCTCAAACATAATCCACAACAATTTGAAAATTTTGAAGATGAAGTTCAGTTTATTATTGGTCATCCGAAACGAAATAACTTTATTAAAAATCTTGCATTAGATCTAAAAGGAAATACTCTTGTACTTTTTTCTAGAGTTGAAACTCATGGTCAACCTTTATATGAATCAATAAATAATTCTGCAAAGGATGGTCGTAAAGTTTTTTATGTACATGGTGGAGTGGATGCAGAAGAAAGGGAATTAGTCCGAGAAATCACTGAAAGAGAAGAAAATGCAATCATTGTGGCTTCATACGGAACTTTTAGTACGGGAATTAATATTAAAAATCTACATAATGTAATTTTTGCTTCACCTTCAAAATCCAGAATCCGCAATCTCCAATCAATAGGAAGAGTTTTAAGAAAAGGTGATAACAAAACTCAAGCAGTTCTTTATGATATTGCTGATGATTGTACTAAAAATTCAAGAAAAAATTATACATTAAATCACCTAATAGAAAGAGTCAAAATTTATAATGAAGAGAATTTTAACTACGAATTTGTTCAAGTTAATTTAAAAGAATGATGGAAGAAGATTTCTATGCAGTAATTAAATTAGTATCTGGGGAAGAAATATTTTCGATTGTCTGTCCTTCTGAAGAAGAGGGTAGAACAATGTTAATATTAAACAATCCTGTTGTAATAGAAGTTGTAGTTATGAAACAAATTGGAATGCAAGGATACAAAATAGATCCATGGCTTAAATTTGCTGATGATGATACATTTTTAATGGATATGGATAAAGTTCTTACAATCAGTGAAGTTCGTGACGAAGAAACTATCGAAATGTATCATAAATTTTTAAGACAAAAAGATAAGAAAAACTCAAAAAATTCTTTAACTCCAGAAATGGGATATCTCTCATCAGTTTCTGAAGCAAGAAAAAGATTTGAAAAACTTTATAGAGGCCAATCAGATATTAAAGAAAGCTGATCTTTGAAACTCCACAGAGTAATTGTATCAACTTTTGCAAGCCATTGTCAATAGCCAAACATTCTGTTATAATAAGAACACTTAATATAAACAGGGACTCATGAAATGCAGGCACCAAAAACAAGAAAAAGATCAGAACACTATGTAAACAATAAAGAATTTTTAGAAGCGATATGTGAATACAAGAGAAAGGTCAAGGTAGCTGCGGAAAACGGAGATCCAAAACCTCGTATTACCAATTATCTTGGCGAATGCTTTTTAAAAATCGCAACACATCTATCTTATAAACCAAACTTTGTCAATTACATGTTCCGAGAGGACATGATTTGTGATGGTATTGAGAATTGTGTTCAATACATTCACAACTTTAATCCAGAAAAATCTTCCAATCCATTTGCTTACTTCACTCAAATTATTCATTACGCTTTTCTAAGAAGAATTCAAAAAGAAAAGAAACAGATGGAAATTCGTTCTAAGATCATTGAAAGATCTGGATATGATGAAGTATTCACTGTAGATGATGACTATGGAAACGCTTCCGACTATAATAGTATTAAAGATTCCATTCAAACAAAAATGTATCAATGACATTAATTGCTTGTGTGACTGACACTCATTACGGTGCCAGAAAAGGTAGTAAAACTTTTCATGATTATTTTAAGAAGTTTTATCAAGATGTCTTTTTTCCCGAATTGGAAAAAAGAAACATTAAACATTGCATTCACTTAGGAGATGCATTTGATAATCGTAAAAGTGTAGATTTCTGGGCTCTGAATTGGGCAAAGGAAAATGTTTACGATCGTTTCCGTGATCTTGGTGTCAAAGTATATCAGATCGTGGGAAATCATGATGCATATTATAAAAATACCAATGAAGTCAACTCCATTGAGTCCCTGTTAAGAGAGTATGACAACATTGTTCCCATTTCTAGTCCCGGTGAATATGAAGTTGCTGGATTAAAAACATTTATGATTCCATGGATTTCTCCTGAGAATCGTGAAGATACTTTAGAGAAACTTTCTAAAACTAAAGCAAAAGCCGCATTTGGCCACCTTGAGTTGAATGGATTCAGTGTGTATCCAGGAAATGTTCAACAACATGGAATGGAAGTGAATGTTTTTGATAACTTCAGAATTGTGTGTTCTGGACATTATCATACTCGTTCTAATAACGGAAAGATTTTCTATCTAGGAAATCCTTATCAACTTTATTGGAATGATGTGGATGATAAAAGAGGATTTAACTTTTTTGATACTGAAACTTTTGAATTAGAGTTCGTCCAGAATCCTTATAATATGTTTGAGAGAATTTATTATGAGGATCAAAATCCAAAATTATTCAATACAACTTCCTGTAAGGATAAGATTGTTAAGATCATTGTTCGCAAAAAATCTGATCAACTTCTTTTTGAAAAGTTCGTAGATAAGATCTATAAGACAGGAGTTGTAGACATTAAAATTGTTGAAAACTTTGAAGTCAATGACGATGATGTTGACTTTGACCAAGAAAAAATAGAGGATACTATCACCATTTTAAATAAATATGTTGAGGACTCTGATTTTGACTTGGATAAGGAAAAAGTCAAAACCCTTTTGCGAGAGGTCTATCAAGAAGCCTGCGAAATAGAATAATATGTACATGATTACGCCATATGGAGACGAAGACGGTGCATACGCTGTAGCGGATTCTTATGGCGATAAGACTTTATATTTCTTTCAGGATGAAGATGATGCAGAGAGATTTGCTGGTCTTTTAGAGGCTGACGATTATCCTGAAATGGAAGTTGTAGAAGTTGATCCACAACTTGCAATAAAGACTTGCCACGAGTATAATTACAGATATGCAATTATAACTCCTGACGATTTTGTGATTCCTCCAAGAACAACATAGAATGTTATCAGTATATCAACACTGGGATCCTTTGGAAATATGTGCAGTTGGTCGCAGTTATCCTCCTGAATTTTATAGTTATATAAAAAATCCAAAAGTTCGTTCTGTTATGGAACGAATTGCAATAGAAACGGAAGAAGATTATCAAAAACTTATAAGTTTATTAGAATCTTTTAATGTGACTATAATCAGAAATGATATTTCCGATAATAGAGAAGATCATTTTTGGGCTGGACATTATTCACCACCACCAATGACTCCCAGAGATCATACAATTATGATAGGTGAAGCTTTTTTTATGCCTGGAGACAATTATGGACTTGGTAAATTTCCATTTGACTATCTGGGTGTTTTTGCGGATGAACTTAATTTAATTCAAAAAAAGAAACTAAAGCCTGAAGAAAAGGAAAAAATTTCAAGTTCTATTCAAGAAAAACTGTATATGTTTCCTGACTACGAAAGAGAGTCTGTTTTCAATCAATTAAAACAAAGTATTAGGTCAATAAATCACAATCCTTTGACTACTTTTCCAAATAATAAAAAATTTAATACTTTTGCAAGTATTGAAAAATTAATAAAACAATTTAATAATAAAATAGTTTATGACAAGTATATAAATGCTGCCACAACAACTAGAGTTGGAAAAGACTTATACTTTGGTACAGTAATTAAGGGGGAAACAAAAGATTCCGTTATACAACACATTGAATCTGTAAGAAAAGATCTTCCGTTAGATTTCAGATTTCATATTGTTAATTCAGAAACTCATAGTGATTCTAATTTTAATCCGATAAAACCTGGATTAATTGTAAGTTTAAAAAAAAATATAAACTATCAAAAAACTTTTCCAGATTGGGAAGTTGTGTATTTGGAAGATCAAAGTTGGAATATGGTAGAGCCTTTTTTAAAACTTAAACAAAAAAATAAGGGTAAATGGTGGGTTCCTGGAGAAGAGTATAATGATGACTTCACAGACTTTGTAGAAACTTGGTTAAAAGATTGGGTTCTTTATGTTGAAGAAACTGTTTTTGATGTTAATATGTTAGTTATTGACGAATCTAACGTGGTGTGCAATAATTATAACAAAGACGTTTTTAATGCTTTTGAACGTCACGGAATTACTCCACATCTCGTAAATTTCCGTCACAGGTATTTTTGGGATGGTGGTTTACATTGTATTACTAGTGATTTAAGTAGAAAAGGCACTTTAAAAGATTATTTTCCAGAGAGAAATAAAGGTGATTATTTTTAAAAAAATTCGTTGGCGTAATTTTCTTTCCACTGGGAATCAATTTACAGAAGTAAATTTCCAAGACGCTCAAACAAATCTAATTGTCGGAACGAATGGTTCTGGTAAGAGCACTATTTTGGATGCGCTAACTTTTGTTCTCTACAATAAACCTTTTCGTAAGATTAATAAACCTCAACTCATTAACTCTGTGAATGAGAAAGATTGTCTTGTGGAAATTGAGTTTACGATTGGAAACAAAGAGTATAAAGTAGTAAGAGGAATTAAACCAAATATCTTTGAGATCTGGATTGACGGTAAAGTTCAGGATCAAGATTCTGCAGCTCAAGATCAACAAAAGAAACTTGAAGAAGGCATTCTCAAACTCAACTATAAATCCTTCACTCAGACGGTCATTCTTGGATCCGCAACTTTTGTTCCATTCATGCAGTTGACTTCTTCCCATCGTAGAGAGATTGTTGAAGATCTATTGGATATTAAGATTTTTTCTACGATGAATAACATCCTTAAAGATCGGATGCGTAGAACAAATGAACTTATTCGTGAATACTCAATCAAAAAAGATTTGGTTGAGGAAAAGATTGAGATGCAGGAAAACTTCATCAAAGATCTGGATAAAAGTGGTCAAGAGAGGATTCAAAGAAAAGAAAATCATATCAAGAGCCTAGACGGCGAACTTGTTGAACTGACTGAAGAGAATGAAATCTTAATGTCAAAGATTCAAGATGAACTGCGACCTAAGTTGGAAGAACTTGCGAATACTAACTCCACTCTCAAAAAACTTCATTCTATTAGAGCTAAACTGGAACAGAAGATACAAATTTTAGTAACCGACCATAAGTTCTTTCAAGAGAATACGGTATGCCCTACCTGCACTCAAAGTATTGAGGAAAAATTTCGCCTAGATAAGATTGTAGATATTGAGGAGAAATCTAAAGAACTCAATGACGGATACCGAGAGTTGGAGGAAGCAATCAATGTAGAACAGGAAAAAGACGAACAATTCTTATCTTATT